TCGGAGTGCAAGAGCAAGCGTTCAGCGAGCCTACATGGGGCGAAGAAGACGACGAGGACTACGGATGGGGGGACGAGGAGTTCAAGGTCTTGGAGGTGGTCGCAAGCAAGTTTGGGAGCAATGCGGACGACTATGTTGTCATGCACTCCAAGCCAATGCGCTTTGACACCGACTTAGACGACCAAGTGCGTCAAGCCTTCGCTGAACTGGGCGAGGAAGAAAAAGAACTTGACGAGAAAATTGAAAAGTACCGCAAGAAGAATCGGGACGCAAGCGTGGAAGAAATGGCCAAGGAGTTCGGGGTCAGCAAGGCGAAAGTCGCCAAGCGGGTCGCTTACCTAATCACAAAAGACCGTTACCCCATCGCAAGGGCCGTGGACCAAATCGCCAAGGAAGGAGCCAAGCCAACGGATGAACCCGTGCTGGAGGTCCGCTACAAATACTCTTGGGCGGCAGGATTCAGTAACAAGGATAAGAGGACGAGCCGTGAGTTCTGCAAGGTCATGCTGGACCTCGCTGACCAAGGCAAGGTGTACACACGGGACGACATCAATGGTATTTCCAACATCATGGGATATAGCGTATGGAACCGCCGTGGTGGATGGTATCATACCGCAAGCGGAGTGAATCGCCCTCAATGCAGACACATTTGGGAGCAGCAACTCGTCATCCGCAAAGGCAATAAAATCACGAAAGCATGAAGGCACTCTTTATCAGCGAACAAACCCTGCTGGACAACTCGGTCATAAACGAGAATGTATCGTTCACGCAGATACGGCCCACCATCGTCAAAGTGCAGGAGATGCGGATTCAGCCTATCGTTGGGTCGGCCCTGTACTCTGAAATGGTGACCCAAGTGGTAAGCGGTACGACCACGGCCCTGAACACTACGCTCTTGGAGGACTACATCCAACCCGCCATGGTGCAATGGCTCTACTACGAGTTACCCATGGTCTTGGCGTTCAAGTACATGAACAAGGGAATGGTCCGCAGAACCAGCGAGGAATCTTCCCAAATGTCCATGGACGAAATCACCCGCCTCACGGACAAAGTGAAGAACGATGCCGAGTGGTACTCCGAAAGGATTACCAGGTACTTGATGGAGCAGAAGGCCAACTACCCCTTGTTCAACTCCCCGCCATCGGCCTTGGACACCATCTACCCGAACGGAACGAATTACAACACGGGGATGGCATTGGATGCCCGCACCCTGCGCCGTGGTGCTGGACTTGACCGCCCTTGGCCCTACGACCCTTACTGCTCCAACTGCTAACGATGGGCGCACACGCAAAAAACATTCTGAAACTCCAAAAATATGTCTTGGATAAAAATCAAGCAAGCACTCCTTGCGCTTGCAAATGCTCACCCGCAAGTAAACTCCTTCGGGACGGGGGACCCGCTTGCAATCGGGACCGACAACACGATAAACCTGCGAACCCCAAGCCGTGAGCGAATCGTCTATCCTTTGGTATTTGCGGATGTTCAGTCAGCGAGTACGGATGCGGGGACTTTGGCTCTTACTGTGGGTGTCTATTTTTCTGACCGAGTGGAATCCATTGCCACGATGGGTGGAGTGGTTTCGGGAAGCCCGACGCTCGGTTGGCAGGACAACGAAGACGAGGTTTTGAGCGACCAACTGCAAATCGCACAGGACTTCATTTCAGCCCTTACAAACGACCCGACGCAAGAGTGGACCCTAAGTACCAGCGTCAGCCTTACGAGGTTTGTGGAGAGCCGAGATGACCGCACGGCGGGGTGGGTGGCTACTCTATCGTTTGCTATCCCGTACTCTCACTCCATTTGTGAAATTCCTACCTAACCTACATTTACCCTAAATACGCAAGCAATGCCAACTCCAATCTTACAACAAATGCTCGGCCAAGGCGGCACGATGGAATTCGTGGACGGACCTGTCACGGGCGAGAACTTTGACTTTATCGTGGTGAACGCCGCCGCTACCTTCACAACCTTGACGGGTACAGGAGGCGAAGACCTATTGGCCGCCTACGCAATGTCAGCCAAGTCCGTGTCTGCGGGAATAGTCATCAGCGGAAGGAACGGCGGGAAGATTACGGCGGTCACTCCATCGGTGGGTAGCGTCATCGGATATACATTCCTGTAAGCAATGTTCATCGGCTACGGATACGGCTATCCCCGCTCGCTAATACTCGGCGGTTCGGGCAACCCTTATTGGGCTGCCTACAATGCCCGTGCATCTGCTGACGGCGCAACCGCTGCCGAAACCGCAAGCAACGACTGCCTGCAAGCCCGATTCATTGACACCTTCCAAGATTACAATTTCTTCGTGTGGACCGATACGGTGTGGGCGGTGTTCAACAACCGCTGCGATGCCGATTCAGCCACCGCCAAAGAAACTCTTTTCGAAAACTGCTTACAAGTGCGAACCTATAATTTAGACTAATGCCCGCAGCACCATCCTTATTGATTGTCCCCTATCGTTCCAAGACGGGGAAACTATACTCCCAAATTCCCACAAGCGGGGCGGGGGACTTCACCGTTACCCGTGACACAACCGCACGGAGGTTCACATCTGCGGGGCTTATCGCATCCGTTGCGTCGGGCATCCCCCGCTTGGACTACTTGACCAGCGGTGGAACGGCGGGGTGTCCTGCTCTTTTGGTGGAGCCTGCGGCAACGAATAGCATCTTGCAATCTACCGATTCTGCATCGGGGTGGACTTTGTCTAACTCAATGACAAGGGCTACTATTGATGTCATTGGAGTAAGTGGTGTAAACTTAACGGTTGGCGCATCTGGTTCCATTGGCAGTGCGGGAAGCCGATATACAAGTCCATTGCTTACTCCCGCTTTAAACCTTGCATCTGGAAGCACTTACACAATTTCTTTCTTTTTAAAAAAGACAACTGCTCATACGATTGGCGGTTATTATGCGACTATTGGTGGCGCAGCAGCGGGCGACCTTGGTGGTGGGTTTGATGTAAGCGGTTCATTTAGTAGCGGGTCAATCTACAATTCCGCACTCACAACGAACCGTATCCGAAGGGTTGAACGATGGGGGACAGATGTGTTCCGTTGCTCCGAAACATTTACAATGACGGCGAGTGGAACCATTGAAAAAATTAATTTAGGTGTTTTAACGGCAGTCAATTCAACAACTGTTGCACCAACAGGCACAACGATGGGCTTCGCTGCCCCGCAGTTAGAACTCGGTTCCGTTCCCACAAGTTTCATCCCCACCACCACAGGAACGGGTAGCCGAAGCGCAGATGTCATCTCGGTCAGCGGAGCGGTCAGCGGGTCCATCGGGCAAACGGAGGGTGTGCTATACATCGAGTGCGAATCCAACAACGGAGAGGATGATGTGTTCAACATCAATCGTTCGGCAGCAAATGCAATCACAGTATACAAGAACGCAAACAACGCCTACCTTGGAAGGATTTACCATAGTTCTACCAGTATTATTTTCACATCCGCAAGCGGTGTCACGGGAACGGTTAAAATCGCCATCGCCTACAAAAGTGGCGATTCCACAATGTACCTCAACGGGTCAAGGGTCGGAACGCTCAACACTACGGCAATCACATTTGGGGCGGCGTTAAATTCCCTTGGTGTAGATAAAAGTAGTGCATTTTTTAGCGGCATTAAACCATCCCGCATCCGTGCCGTGGCGTTGTATAACACCCGCCTCACCGATGCCGAACTCGCAACGCTGACCACCCCCTAAGATGGCCACCTTCCGCAAGTTCGCCTTCCGCGACGGGGACACCGCTGACAAGTTGCTCGCATCCCTGCAACCACTGGACTTCGCCGTGCAGGTGGGGGAGATTGACAAGGCCGTCTGCGTGGACATCCTATTCCACGACACCTGCCCCGAAGCCTTGGCCGCATTTGTGGTGTGGCCCGCCCCCGTTGGAGTGCATTGTTTCAGCGGGTGGGAGGAACAATACACCTCCGACCACAAAGAATTTGCAACACCTTCCAAATAATAACATTTCCCCTTATGCGCCTATTTCGCCGCCGCCAAGACAACCCCGACCAACCAAAACTCCCCCTTATGAAATCAGCCGTCATCGCTCTGCTCCGCCACCTGCTCACCTTCATCGGCGGTACGCTCGTCGCCAAAGGTATCCTTGACACCGCAACCCTCACCGAAATCATTGGTTCGGTATTGACCCTTCTATCAGTAGGTTGGATGGCTTTGGATAAATCAAAGGGCGAACCCAATAAGTAGTGAACCTGCTGGAAACCACTATCATCGGCACCATCAGCGCAATCGTTGGCGGTGCTATTGCTTGGCTAACGAGGGGACGCTTCACGGCGGATTCGTTGCAGGTGAAGCAAGCCCAAGCGGTGCTGGCTATGTGGCAGGAAACCGCTGAGGCTCAAAAGAAAGAGTTGACCGAATTACGCAATGAGTTGTTAGTTTTGCGTCAACGGATTGAGTCATTGGAAAGTACCATCCATGCCCTTGAATCCGAGAACGCAACACTAAAAGCCATGCAATGATTCTACCACTCACCAAGCATCACCGTAACATCCACGACATCACCTGCCAATCGGGGCAGGAGTTCTTGTTAATTTCCGACCTGCATTGGGACAACCCGCATTGCGATAGGGGGCTGCTGACCAACCATCTGAAAGAGGCACAACGGCGCAACGCAGGAGTCATCGTTAACGGTGACTTTTTTTGTTTGATGCAGGGCAAGGGCGACCCAAGACGGAGTAAGGAAGACATCCGAGAAGAACACAACAACGCCAGGTACCTGGACTCCATCGTCAACACCGCCGTGGAATGGTTTGCGCCCTACGCCAAGAACCTGCTGCTGGTTGGCTACGGGAACCACGAAACATCCATCATTCACCACCAAGAAACGGACCTCCTGCAACGCTTCGCCAGCACGCTGAACTACGCCACAGGGTCAGCGGTTGAAGTTGGTGGGTACGGAGGAACCATTGACATCCGAGTATTGCATGACACCATCCGTGGGGTCAACTTCGTGGTCCACTACTACCACGGCGCAGGGGGTGGCGGACCCGTCACCAAGGGGGTCATCCAAGACCAACGGTTACTCGCAAGCACCGAAGGCTACGACCTCACTTGGATGGGCCATGTCCATGAGTTATACTATCACCAAAACATGATTCACCGCTATGACCGCTCCACGAAGACCCTACTTCAAAAACCTATTCACCAACTGCGTACGGCGACTTACAAGGAGGAATGGGACGGCGGGTACATGGGCTTTCATACTGAACGAGGACGAGGCCCGAAGCCTTTGGGAGGATATTGGATGAAACTT